TAAGGGTAACAAATACGAAAGAGTTGATGGTGACGTTGAGCAAGAAATAAGAGGCAATCTCACTCAGATAGTAAAGGGTAAAACTAAGATTTTATCTGAAGACAATATGACAATAGGTGCGAACTCAGGTTCTTTGGGATCCATTACAATATCAACTGGCGACCACGTTTACATCAATTCCGATTTAGCTATTGCAGGCGAACTAACAGCAGATAAGATAACATCACTAACTCGTGTTGATGCTGGCACTGGTGTCAATGCTGGTCCTCTTGGTTTTGTTTCTGTTTTTGGCGGATTATCTGTTGGTATTCCAGCAGCAGTTCCAGGTTCAGTTTATGCCCTAGCAACTGTTAACGCAGGTGTTTCTGTCAATTCACCTCTTGGCAACTTTGGTCTTATGAGAGCTGTTATGATGACAGATACAGTTAATAAAAGAATATATAATTCACACATTCATCCAGCACCAAAAGGCGTGACCGGACCCCCTAAATTGAAAATGATTTAAAGGAAAATTATGAGCGGAATATTTGCGAGATTAGGATTTAATTATACAGATTCAAATAACATTATAGCACTGTCTAACACAGTAACTAGCTATTTAAATACAGTGCCTAAATTTTTAGAGCCATGGCAAGAAGCTGACATTGCTAATAATGCTGTTGGTGGATACTTCAAGAATCCAGTTTCAAATGTCGCAAACAGTATCATTACAGTTTCTGGTTTGATAGCCTCTAATACTTTTAATGTTAATGGAACATCTGGCGCAACTTCTACTTTACTAGACCAAATTTATACATTATCGGCTAACCTAGCTTCCGCTAATGGCGCTACAGATTTATTCATAGAGCACACTAATAAGATATCTGGTGTCACACCATTAGGTGCTGTGGAAGAAGACGCGATATATCCTTACTATGTTACAGCAATGTCTACGGGACAAAGCGTGATGTATTTAACAAACCAGTCGGATGGTATACAGAACAATGCTCCTATTATGGGTAGTTTTACTAGTTTGTTTATCGATGCTAACTTGAGCAGTTTAGTCGTCACAGCACAAACATATCCACAAATTATTAAAAATAGTATAACTATAACTGTTGGTGGTATATTTCCAAACACTTACAATATACTGACTTCGAATCTATCGGAATCCACACTGCAAACGATATACAGTAATGTTACTACTATCGACTCTGTTTTATCTACAAGAACGAATCACGATATCAACTATTTTAGAAACGCAAATATAGTTTTAGATGAAATGGACTCGTTGTTAATATTCACTGGAATGGGTGAAACTGCTGAAAAATTAGTAGACGAATTTATAGGCACACCTAAACTTTTATCTCGAATTAACGCATAAATAATACATGGCTACTATATCAACACAAGTAAATAAGACGTATAAAGATTTGGACTTGAATTTTACCAAGCATCCAATCAAAAACGACATCAACAAACACGTTGATGCCACTGCGGTTATCAACTCTATTAAAAATCTAATTTTAACCAAGCACTACGAAAGACCATTTCAACCAGATATTGGTTCAAATGTTCAAGCGTTGTTGTTTGAGAATATGGATAAGATTACAGCAGCAACTCTCGAAAGAGAGATTACCCAAGTAATCACCACATACGAACCAAGAGCAAGAATATCTAGACTGACAGCAACTCCAGACATTGACAACAATGCATATACTTTAAATATGGAGTTTTATATATTATCAAGAACAGAACCTATAACAATTAATTTCACGTTAAATCGAGTAAGATAAAATGGCAGATAGACTTCAGGTAACGGAATTAGATTTCGATTCCATTAAAACAAATCTAAAGAACTTTTTAAAACAACAATCTGAATTCGTCGATTACGATTTTGAGGGGTCTGGTTTAAATGTTCTATTAGATATTCTAGCATACAATACGCATTATAATTCGTATTATGTAAACATGGTTGCAAACGAATCTTTCTTAGACACTGCCTTATTACGTAACTCTGTTGTATCTCATGCTAAAAAAATGGGTTACACACCACGTTCTACAAAATCATCTAAAGCCATAATTAACGTTTCTGTAAACTCAGGTTCATCAAATTCTGGTTCATTGACGATTGAAACAGGTCAAGCGTTTCTATCTAATCTAATAGATGGTCGTTCATACAAGTTCATAGCTCTTGATGATGTAACCGTATCAAAGACGAGTAATAATTTTATTTTTACTTCATTGCCAATTTATGAGGGCGAGTTAGTTTCTTATAACTACACTCATAATCAATCAAGTAATCCTACACAGTTATTTGTGTTGCAAGACGCTAATATCGATACCAGCACCTTAAAAGTAACAGTAAGGCCATCATCGAGTAATACACAAATTACTGTTTATAATAAAGCGACTGAAGTTATTAATGTTGCTCAAACAGATGCTGTATACTTTTTAGAAGAAGGTAAAAACGGCAAATATCAGATTTTCTTTGGTGATGATGTCGTGGGTAAGAAGTTACCTGATGGTGCAATAGTTACCGCAACGTATTTGGTAACGAGTGGTTCTACTCCAAATGGAGCAAATAACTTCACTATAACGTCAACACTTGGTGGATATTCTACAATATCAATTAATTCAACTAGCGCCGCTTCTGGTGGTGCAATTCGTGAAACTGTCGATGAGATTAAGTACGCAGCACCGTTATCTTTAACGTCACAAAATCGTGCTGTTACTAAAAATGATTACATTCGTCTAATCCAACAAAAATATCCAGCTTTTGAAGCTGTAAACGTTTGGGGTGGTGAGGAAAACGATCCCCCTATTTTTGGTAAAGTGTTTATCTCAGCCAAACCTAAATTAGGTTTTGAAGTAACTCAAACAGAAAAAGATTTTGTAGTTAATAAAATTATTAAGCCTATTAGTGTGATGACCGTCACTCCAGAAGTCGTGGACGTCGATTATAACTATCTAAAGTTGGTTAGCAAAGTCTATTACGATCCAGCAAAAACAGCAACAAATTCAGCAACACTACAGACCGGTGTTATCAACACTATCAAAACGTATTGTGATACAGAACTAAATCAATTTAATAATATATTTAAGTCTTCTGGTATGAAAACTGCAATCGATAGATTTAGTGGTGCTATTCTATCCAACGACTTGGATGTGTTCATCAGTAAGAAATTTTTACCAGATTTAATTAATTCCGATAGCTACGTTATAGATTTTGGTGTTGAGTTACAGCAAGGTACAACACTAGACAACTTCTATTCATCTCCAAACTTTACAATGATAGATGAAGATGGAGTTTCTCGTGTGTGTTATTTTGAAGAAATTCCGTCATCTTACACCGGATTAGAATCAATCGCTGTAACCAATCCAGGTATCAACTACACTGGTACACCTACAATAGAAATCGTGGGTGATGGTACGGGCGCTCAAGCATTTGCTACTATCGTTAACGGTAAAATTAAATCAATTACAGTTACAAATCCTGGTATAGGTTACACTTCAGTTGCTATTCGTATCATTGGAGGTAACGGTCAATTGGGTGTTGGTGAGGGTGTGCTCCAAGGTAGATATGGACAATTACGTATTGTGTATTTCAAAGCAGACGAAGTTTCGAGTCAAAACACTAAAGTTGTGTTGAACGCAAATAGAAATAATGGTGTTGTTGGTGTAATTGATTATGTGATGGGTAAAATTACAATTACCGATTTCAATCCGTCTGCTGTTAATGATGTATTTGGTTATTTGAGTTTAAATATTAGACCAAAAGCAACAACAATTAAATCAGAAAAAAATAAAATGTTGGTTTTGGACGCAGACGATCCAACTGCAGTTGTTGTTCAACTATTACCCGTATATTCCTCTAACATAGAATCGATGTAATGTCAGATATTTTAATTTCGAGTTTAGTTCGTAGTCAATTACCAGATTTTATTAGAGGTGAATATCCCCTATTCATAACATTTCTAGAGAAATACTACGAGTGGACTCAAAACACAACCAACGTATTAGCTCAGACTGGTGAATTAGCAAACGCTAACGATATCGACCTATCCAGCGAATTCTATCTCAATGAATTAAAGAAAGAGCTGCTACCCTTCTTCCCAGTAGACACTGCATTAGATAAAAGAAAATTTCTAAGGTTTGCTACTGAGTATTACAAATCAAAAGGTACTGTAAACTCAATAAAGTTTTTGTTCAGAGCTTTATTCAACGAAAATATCGACATCTACTTACCAAAAGACGATATATTTAAAGCGTCTGATGGTCGCTGGGCTTTACCTTTAGCGTTAAGGATTGATACTGCTGACTTAAATATATTCAATATTTCTAAAACGTTACTCACTGGAGTAACATCAAAATCAACTGCTGTTGTTGAAACTGTTATTAAATCTGTCGATAGGCAGTTGGGTATATCATATATCGAGGTCTACGTTTCAAATGTTAATAAATTGTTTGAGACTGGCGAGACTGTTTACGCAACGTATTATAATGGTACGACACCTATAACGGTTACTGGTAGATTAATTGGTGCACTCTCTCAAATAGAGATTAATCCTTTAAACAGAGGATTGTATTATAACGTAGGTGATCCGGTATCTATTGTAGGTGGTTTAAATCCTACATCAAACACACCAGTTGGTGCTATTGCTACTGTTGGTGAAGTTACTAACGGTTCGATCACTGACATATCCGTTAAATCTGGTGGGTTTGGTTTTAGAGATCCTATGGTATCATCTAACGCAAGCATTGTTGTGTTTAGAGGTGGCTTTGATAATATATCGTCTATTACGGAGGCTGTTGCTTCTGTCGATTTAATAGACAGCTCATTCACGAGAACGATGAATGTTAGTAATACGTTGATTGAAACTATATTCACATCAAATATTGCTAGCTTAGAGAATAACGTAATAAACACAGTCTCCACTATACAAACATTTAATGTATACTCATTATCCCACATAGCTTTATCTGGTGAAGGTGGTGGGTATATAAGAGAACCTGAAACTGACGTGTTAAGTTTGTATGGTGAGGATTTGGTTAGTCTTGAAACACTATTACTTTCTGGTGTAAACATTTCAAACAACTCAACGCAATTCACTAGCGCGTCTGTCG